ACTACTCAAAATATTTCTAAATTTACTGATAACGGAGAATTCTATGTCTATTAAAGTTAATACTTATAGAGAATGGAAAGATAATAAGCTATCTGGTTCAATTGTCCCTAGAAGTGATGATTTACCATTAGGAGTTAGTTTAGAGTCTATGGATAATCCTTCTCTCTTAGGAGTTGGGGTATCTGTTAATTTTACAGTATTCACTAATACTTCTACTACTAATTTTGCTGTAGGAAATCATGGAACTCTTAGTGGTTTATCTCCTATTGTTACTGAACCTTCTAAGATTATTTTCAAAGGTCTAGTAGAAAAAGAAGCAATTCAATCTCGCTTAGATCCTAAATTAGATTCTTCTATTTACTTTGTTACTAAAGCTACATTCCCTGATACTGCTGAAGTAACTATTGATGAAGGTTATTTCACTTCTAAAGTTACATTAATATAATTGGAATAAAAAGAAAACAATGTCTAAATTAAAAATTATAAATAAAACTCCTCTTAAGAGTAGACCAATTCCTTTTATTGAGCTTGATTCTAAATACTTCTATTGGCTAGATATTGATACTGAAATAGTAGTGGATATCTTAAGAGAAAAAGATAATCACTTAGAAGTTAAATTACTTACATCTAATCTTAAAAATTTACCTGTAGGGGTTAGAGTTTGGTATATCTATAAAGAACACGTTGATGTAATTGAAGAGACTAAAAATCCTATTACTAGCTCTAATAGTAAAACTTCTCTTAAAACTGATTATTACTATCAACTATACAATCATTATCAACCTTATACTTCTTGCTTCCTCAGTTGTGTAGCAATGTTACTCTCTTTCTATAAAGTGAAAGTAACGCCTGATGAATTATATAATAAGTGTTTAGATTTAGGATACGATCGATTTTCTCATCAAGATATTGCAGAAATATTGAGGAGTTACGGAGTTAACTATACTCCTAAGACTAATGGTACTTTTAAAGAAATAAAAGAAAATCTTAAAAAAGCTCCTGTTATTCTAGGTACTTATTTAACTGAAGGTACTCATATTGTCCTATTAGTAGGTTTTGATGATGATGCTTATGACGGTGTAGGTGCAATTATAGTTAAAGACCCTTATGGTGAATTTACTCATAATGGTTATATTCATACTCCTACTGCTGGAGATAATACTCTTTATAGTTATCCTTTAATTAAACAAGTAGGCGCTCCTGAAGGAGATGGAAATTATTGGATTCATATTCCTAGTTAATAAAAATATATGAAAAGTAAAATGAAACGTTCCTTATACTTCACTAAGACTTTCTTCTTTTCTTTTTTACTCTATCTCTCAGTAGTTTACTCCCCAATAGTAAATTATTTATATGAGAAAGAAATGACTAAAGAAGATTTTACTCAACTTCTTATTGGAACATTTAGTTTCTTAGGAGTAAGTCAAGGTCGTATGAGAGTAAATAATGATATTAGAGAAAGTGCGGAAACCGGAATTCCTAAAGGAGTAGTAAGTGCTAGTGTATTACCTAGTAAATCAAAAGTGTAGAGTGAGATGGCGGTATTTAGTTTATTAATTGAAAAATGTTCAGACGATTATTATTATAGATATATAAGTGACAATATTACTTATTACATTCCTTCATATAATACAAATAGACTTAATCAAGCTGTTAGTAATTTTGAGGTAATTAAGGAATATCATTATTCTGGGAGTATTAAGGAATTTTTAGATAAGGTATATGAGTTAGGTGAATTAACTATTAATACTACTGTCACAGATATCCAAAATAAAAAAGATATAGAACTAACTTTTATTGGTTATAAATATAACAACTATCTAGTAATTATTGGTACTCAAAAAGTAGATACATTTTTAGAAGATACTTTATTTAAAGAAGATTATATATTCCTTATTCGTTGGCTTAATAATAAAGAGGAAAAAATAGATGATATATCTGATAATGTAATTTCCCTTTTGGGTTACACAAAAGAAGTGTTATTATCTAAGCCTTATTTAGAATTTATTCATTCTGATGATAAAGAATTTTTCTCTAAAGAGTTAGAACAATATATAAAAAATAATAATCCCTCTTTTTATCAAAGATATCGCTTAGTAGATAGTTCAGGAAAAGCTATTAGTATATTAGATCATTCATGTGTAATTCATAATAGTAGTGGAAGTGCAATTGTAGGATATTTGAGGGATATTAGCCTAGAAGTTGAGATGTCTACTAAGTTAAAAGAATTAATTGATTTAGATGAAGATAGTTTTAATAGTAGTGCAATTATAAAAATTGAATGGAATAAAGACTGTAATGTAACTCGCTGGAATAAACAAGCTTGCGAAAGTTTAGGATGGAAAAATGAATTAGTCTTAGACAAACATATATCAGAACTCAATTTATTTAATGAAGAAGATTCTATTAAATTTCAAGGTCAGATATATAGAATAATACATCATGAAGTAGATAGTGTAGTAAGTAGTTTTAAAGTAACTAGAAAAGATGGTTCTTTATTAGATACTAAATGGTCTAATAGATTAATTAGTAGAAATGGTGAATCTAGAGTTCTTTCTACTGTAATCGATCAAAGTCAAGAAGCTTTACTTACTACTAGATTAGATGAGATGGAAGAAAGATCTGATTTATTACTTAAGACTTTGTTTAATACTAATAGTGTTTCAAATGAAGTATTTGGTAAATTAGTTCATAACCCTCTCACTTCTAATCCTGAAGGACTTATTAAAGCTGAGATTATAATCCGTAAGCTAGAAGAAGAAATAAGTAGACTTAACAATACTATTTTTTATAATAATGATAATAATTTAATTAATGACGTAGCTATTCTTAAAAATGAAGATCACTTATTTAAAGAGAAGTTAGTTAAACTAGAAGAGAAAAATAAAGAACTATCTGAGCAATTAGAAAAATTATTAAATATTAATGTTCTGAGTTTTTATAAAAGTCTTAATTTTAAAAATGTATTAGGAGTAATTATTATATGCTACGTAATATTTGGTCAATGGATACCGGCTATTTATCCTACAATTATTAGACCTACTATTGATTCAATTAATAAAGAGTTTAAACAAATAAAAGGAAAAGATTGATGAAGTTAAAACTAATTGAGTTTGGTAAGACTAATGCTCAAGGCAGAAAAAGGTATAAGAAAAAATTGAAAGCTAAATCTCCTAAGACTCCTAAAGGAATATTAGCTACCAAAGAAGATAGAGATAAAGTAAAAACAAGCATTCAAGTAGTCCAAGAAGGTCGTAAATGGATTAACACTGGAACTAACTTAGCAAGAATGTTTAGGTAATGTATAAATATATAACTGTTGAGAAAATTCAAAGACGATTAGGTAGACGAGCTAATGTATTCACTAACTCTCTTATTCCTAGTGATAATGTCTCAGTTTTATCTAGTAACTTAGATACTGAACTAATACACGATCTAATCATTAGGAATGAAACCCTTATTGATACTTATTTTGGAATGCTCTATCAGTTACCTATCGACCCAAGAGATATTCCATTAATTGAACCGATATTAGAAGGATTTGTTATTAATGATTTAATGATGTCTCTTTATGATCAAGGAATGATTGCTTCACTTGGAGGAGATGGTGGATTTGGTTCTACTATCTATCAAAAAGCTAAAGAGTTACTTAAAGGATATTTTATCGGCTCAGGTATTTATATTCCCGGTATATTTGCACCGGAAGATAATGCTATGAGAGAAGCTTATCCTTTATTACTTCCTTATACTCCTCAATTAACTGAAAGACGAGATAATATCACTAAGTCTTATACTGCAATAGGTAAATATAAAAATAATAGAAGTAATATGGAGTTCGATTTTAGAGAAGGACATTCAAGAGTAATCGGAGTAGAAAGACAACTATGGTAAATTTTAATTTTGTAGGTGAATTAAGTAATATTGAATTTGGAATAGTAAATGATTTTGATAGAAAAGCTGGTAATTCAAAATTTGCTAGATTAGGTGGAAAACGAGAAACATATACTAGAAATAAAGCAGGACTAATAACAAACCTTAATAACAGAGAAATAGCTGCTAATACAGTAACAGGAGCAATAGTAGGAGGTATAGGAGCAAAAAGTATTAGAGACACTCTTAAAAGTCATAGAACTATTGCAGGAATAACTCATACCCCAAAAGGAGGTTGGAAATCAGCTTTAGCAGGAGCAGCTTTAACTGGTGGACTTGTTGGCGGAGGACAACTTTTATTAAGGAAGAGTCGTTCAGATAAAGGTAAAAAAAGAAGTAAAATTTAATATGATTAACTTTAATTTTGTAGGTGAGTTAAATAATGCTAACTTTGGTGAAGGTAGAACTCCTAAGAAACGTGGTGAAAATGATAAAATGTGGAATCCTAATGCAGCAAAAGCTCATATTGGAGTTACAGCAGCTCTTGGTGGATTTTCAGGATATCAGTTAGGTAAAGCTTCTAGTATGATTAAAGGGGTAAAACAAAATAATGTTATGAGATCTTTAGGTGCTGGTGGTTACAAACGTAAATTACTAGGAGCAGCAGTTGGTGGAGCAGTTCTAGGTTCAGCAGCGTATTTAACTCATAAAGCTAATCCTCAAAGTCCTATAGGAAAAGGTGGAGATAGAATTGTAAAAGTAAGAGATATGGATGGACGTTCTGATAAAGGTAAGAAGAGGTTCAAAAAATAATGACTCTTAAACAATATCGTTCTAAATTCAATACTTGGAAAAGAAGTAGAGAAGCCTTTGAGGTGAGTAGAAGTCTTATAAGAAAAGCTTTATATTTATGTCCTATTTGTAAATCTCCAATATCTCTAGGAGAAGGACATTTATTCCATATAATACCAATAAAACTCTTAAGTGAAAAGAATGATATTAGTTTGGTCATAAGTGAAAGTAATTTACTCTACTCTTGTAAATCTTGTAACTTAAAACAAAGAGATAATATTTATACTGAATGTTTAGAAGATGAATTATTAAATAAATGGAATCAAATAACTAATAATGGAAGTATATAAAAACAACTCAAAGAAAATAGATAAAATATTTAATTGGCAAACCGATCATTTAGGTTCTACCCGAAATAATACTTGTCACTTAGAGATATATTCTCCCTTATATGATTTTGATGTAACTACTCAACGTATAAAAGAAAAACGAAGATATCTTAATCCTAAAGAATATGAATTAGTTATCTGTAGTGATTTTAACGATCATGTAGCAGGTTCTATTACTACTGAGATTTATCCCTTAGCTTCTAAAGTTATTAGTGAGAATTTCTTATTGGTTCCCCATACTATTTGGATTAATAAATACGAACAACATCAAGAAGGTCTATTTAATTTTGAATATTATATATCTCTAGTAGATATTGACAATAACTATATAGGAAATCAAAGCTTTACTTACTATCCTATATGGCAAAATGAGTTAGATTATTTAATTACTGGGAATGCGATAGAACTTAGACAAGTATGTTCTGATGGTTGGAATATTCTATATAAAAGATGGAGAAATAAATGACATACAGTAAGGATGAAGATGAAAGTATTTTAGAAGAATTTGATGATTATTATGTCTCCGTAGCATCAAATATTAATAGTGAATCTGATGAAGAAGATATTGCAGAATTTAATGAAGTAGTAACTCAATATTCAGAAGAATTACAAGAAAAATTAAATAAACAAAAGAACAATTCCTAAAGTGAATAATGTTAAATTATAACTGTTATTTAATTTAGTATAAAGATAAAGTCGATAATACAAAATAGAAATAATAATAACTAATCAATAATATGGCAGATAATAAAAGTCCATTACAAGCAGCTAATTTACTCAAATTTCTTACAGGTGAATTAGTTACTTCCCCTTTAAATAACAATCTTTATGTAGGTCTATCTACTACTCTTCCTACTGCTGAAGGTGGTAATTTTACTGAGCCTGCTGGATCTACTGGTTATGCTAAAGTACCTTATCCAACTGGAGTATCATTCTTCTCTGAACCAGTTAATCGTACTTGTTTTAACCAACAACCTATTCGATTTAACAATGCTCTAACTCAATATCCAACTATTGTAGCTGTCGGTCTATTCGATGAAAGTAGTTCAACTGTTCCTCTTTACTTCGGTCACATCGATCAAGGAATGAGTATTGAGATTGGTGATGCAGTATATTTTCCACCTGGTAAAGTAATTATTAAGGAAACCCAAGCTAGCTTTAATAAATCAGACTTCTTAGCTCATTCTCAATTAAAGTTACTCAGGAATGAAACTTTTGAGACTCCGGCTGAAGTTTATTTAGCTCTTGGTACTATGCCTCCTACTAAAACTGGAGATATTGGTGAATTGGTAGCTTCTAACTCACCAGGTTATATTCGTGTTCCTATTCCTTGTAATGCTACTAACTGGCAGATTACTGGTAGACAAGCTAAAAATCTAATGGAGATTGTATTTCCTGCTGCTGATAACGCTGCTTGGGAATCTATAAAATCTTTTGCATTACATAAAACTGCTACTGGAGCTGGTAATATGCTTTATTGTGGAAGCTTTGGCCCAAATAACACTAAAATCATTAACTCATTAGATATTGCTAGAATTCCGGTTGGTGCAATCACTATTACTGAATAATAGGAGCTAAAATGACTGATTACGCATTACAAGCTACTATTTATACTGATAACTCCAAGATGGAAATATCAGATATGGATTACGATAGAGCCTCAATAGCAACTATGGAAACTGATAGTAGTTTGATGGAAGTTACAGATATGAAGTATGACAGAGCAATGACTGCTAATATCTATACTGATAAAAGTAAAATTGAAGCTATTCTTACTAAGTTAAATGCTTATGTTGCTACTCTTTATACTGATAAAAGTCAGATGAGTGTCCGACTACAAAAAGATGCCGCTTCTTCTGCTCATATTGATACCCCCGAAGCTACTGCAAATATTTTTATATCAGCTTTCCGTCATACTCAAGCAACTATTTCTTCTGGTATTAATGCTGGGATGAATATGTTGATGAAAGTAGATAGAGCTTTAGGAACAGTATTAGAAGTAGATAACTCTTCTTTTTCTATTAGTAAGTTAGAACGAGATATTCTTACTGAAGCTCCTACTGGACAAACTTACGTAATTATTAAAGGGGTTGATGTATCTCTTAACGGATATTCTTTAGCTAGAAATTCAGTTCATGCTATCAACATTCTTATTTATGGTGATAGGTTAACTAAAGAAGGTACTAATTTAGAGTTCATTGTTAAACGAAATATTTCCGATCCTGATGATAGTGCAGTAATATATAACACTACTATTAACGGTCAAGGTATTAAGTTTATCCAAGTAAAAGATATTCCTGAAACTAGATTGAAAGAGTATAAAGCACAAATTCAACTTAAAGAATCTGATTTCTATCTCATTAGTCAACAAAGACCTATTAAGTTATATTACGAGGTTAGAGTAATTGATTCACTAGATGGACGTTATCCCCCAGTAGAAGCAGGATATTTTAATTTAACTACTACATTAATCGAGAATAGGTTCTAAGATATGGTAACTCTTTCAGCAGATTTTAGTGGATTAGATGGATTAAGTAAAAAATTTGAAAATGCTCTTAAGCGTAAAAAAGATTTAACTCCATTAGAACTAGGATTAAAAGAAGTCTTAATAGAAGATGTTAAGTTGCGTTTTCTCACAGCTCCTCTAACTAATAAAGGAGGAATAGCTCATGGCAACGTCTTTTGGAGTGCAATGTCACCTAATTGGTTAGCTACTCATCCAGATAGAATGGGAAAACCTTTATTGAGAGATACTAGTAAACTATTTAACTCACTAATATCAGGTAACGATGATTCTATTTTTAGTATTACTAGAGAAGGATTTGAGTTTGGTACTAAGGTTAAATATGCCAAAGACCATCAGCCTGATTCGATAGGAACTTCTATTCCACTAAATCTACTGCAAGACGAACGAGTATCTGAGATGTTTAGGAGAGATGGAAAATTAGCTCCTAGACCTTTTCTATTTATTCACGAGACTCTTAATAATGAGATTACCGATGTTATATCTGAATTCATATTAACTGGAGAAACTCGTATTAGAACTAAGGATAATAATAAGGAGTTAAGAGAATGATAGTTAACCCTCATGTGATTGAAAAATTACAACTAAGAGAAAATCTAGGTTCTACTCAAAAGTTTTCTGCGAATATTGAGATAACTCCAGAAGTAGATGAAGCAGTTGATTATATAGCTAAATATCTATTTGAATATATTAATAAAGATTATTTTTCTTATATTGAAGCTCATCCTGCTATTAGACAATCTTTAGGTGATATAGCAATTAGAACCTATAAGACTTATGATGCTTATGGAATTACTAACCAAGAGTTCCCTTTACTAAAAGTCTATCGAGTATCTGATAGCTGGAAACCAGGAAAACTCTTAAGGAATTCATCTATCTCTATCTCTTACTCTTTAGTGTTACCTCAACAAGATAAATTAATGCCTTTATTAAACTGGATGAGCTATGAGATTAACAAACATTTATTATCTCCTAATTGTCAAGTAAAAATTGATCCAGGAGTTAGAGTTCAATATCGAACAATGATAAATGAAGTTGGTCAAGCTATTTACAGTTTTCTACGAGCAGATATTAATATAACCGACTAGACAGACTAATAAATAAAATGGCAATAACAATTAATTTCAATAGACCAAAATTACAACCTACTACTACTGAAGCTGTTCCTGTAACCGCAACTCTAGTAGAAGATACGACTAATAATCTCTATGTAGTAGACGTTAAATACACTATTACTAAAGATGATGCTTCCACAGCTACTAAAGTCCTCAAACGAATTAAGATTACTCCTGTTCTAGCTGGAACTACTATGAGACTTGATTTCCAAGAACTCACTTTTCCTCCTACCGCACCAGATAGCCCAACTGATGCTCAAGCTTCTACTACTTCCCCTGTAACTAGAGGAACTCCAGTAATCGATCTAGACGCTTTCCTCACTGCTATTGGTGATGCAAGAAAGAATACATAATAAATAAGACAAAATCTCTCAAGAAATAA